TGACGGCTGTGGTCACTGCCGCAGGACTCTTGGTCGGGGGCCTGATATGGCTGATACATTATGTGCAAAGCCAGCCAAAATAAGCGCATCCTGGTGGTCGACGATCTCGAAAGCGAAATCATCGTTATGTCCCTTCGGCATTTCGGTGGCTACGTGGCCGACGCCGCTCTGAGCGCAGAGGAAGCCCTGGCGCTAGTCGCCAAACAGCATTATGACCTCTTCCTCCTCGACGGCTCTATGCCAAAGATGGACGGATTTACTCTTGCCGGAGAACTGCGCGCGCGCGGGCACAGCCAGCCAATCATCTTCGTCACGGCACATATGGATAACATTACCCGTCCGCATGCCGCGCACGTTGGCGCGTCCGGTGTTATAGAGAAGCCTTTTGATCCGCAGCTGCTCATCGACAGGGTAAGCGCGGCGCTGAATTCCGGAGACGCGATAGCGAGTAGCGATACAGTGATGTGATGGACAATGAGCCGCATCCTGCCACTTCAGAAACCCCTTCCACCCGCCGGGCTTCGTGAGCCCGGCTCTTCGTTCACGCCCGCCCCTGAGCTCGTCGAGTGGATCGAGGGAACCTTCCTCAACGAGGAGTCGCCCCTGTACGACGAAGGCCACGCTCACCTCGCCTCCGCTCACATAGCGGCCCTCTGGACCAACGTCCTCAACACCACAAAGATGGTTCCCGTCGTCGGCACGGCCGAGATGCCGAGGCCTCCCACCGGCGGCGGCAAATGGGCGCGCGCGAAGTGGGAGGCGCAGATGCAGGACTGGTTCGGCCCTGAGGCCCACTCGATAGACTTCCTCCTGGCCCCTACATGCTCGAGGCGGGCGACCTGGAGTTCTGTTCTACCGCCAAGCACGAGCTCTGCCACTGCGCGCAGGCCGTCGACGAATACGAGCAGCCGAGGTTCCGCAGAGTTGACAACCGCCCAATCTATGCGATCAAGGACCATGACTTTTCGGGCTTTTTAAGTAACGTGCGCGACTTCGGACCGGGGGCCGAGCGCAACATTCCGGAGTTGCTGGAGATAGTAAGGCTCGGCCCTCGCATCTCTGCGGCGGCAGTGGCCGCCGCGTGCGGCGTATGCCGCTTAAGGATCGTCTAAGAAGTTGCAACCTAAAATGTTTTAGGTTGCGGGATTCAAGTTATGGCAAGAAGGCTCAATGACAGGCAAAAGCTCTTCATCGTGCAGGGGCTGGCCTGCTTTCGCACCCCGAGTGAAGTGCGCGATGCGCTCGCAGAGGAGGAGGAGATCGGAATCCAGGTTGACCCCAGGCATATCCAGTTCTACGACCCGACGGCGCTTCCGTGGGATAAGAGACTCCCGGAAAAGTGGAAGCTGATCTTCTGGGAGACGCGCAAAGCCTATCTCGAAAACACCGCGGCCGTCGGCGCGGCCCACCAGCGTTACCGGCTCGAAGTGATTCAGGAGGTGCTGGACCGCCAGCGCAAAGCGAAGATCAGAAACGACAACGCTATTCTCCAGACGGTCGAGCAGGCTGCGAAAGAGGTGGGTGGGCTCTTTACCAACAAGCGCGAGCACAGCGGCCCGAACGGCGGAGCCATCCCCTTAAACCTCGGAGATCAGAGCAAAGAGCTGGCCGGAAAGATGTTCAGAAAGCTGGTCGAGAGCGGAAAGACGCCCGAGGAAGCCCGGGCCGGTCTTATCTTACTTGGAGTCAATGAGCGCGACATCCCCGCCATTTGAGATCCTCAAGCAGGACCTCCTCGAGTACTTCAATATCCAGGCCCTCTTAGACGAGGCCGGAAGCACCCCCGTCTGCGACCTTCCGCCCCTTGTATGGGCCGAGGCCTACCGTCGAATCGAGGGCCGGCCCTTCTCTCTCGATTACAGGCCCGCCACGGCTGAGGAGCCCGCCCGCGGCTATGAGCCTCTCAAGCAGATATACGACGACGATCACCCCTTCATAGTCATCATGAAGCCTGCGCAGGTGGGCCTCTCGGAGCTGGCCATCTCGCGCGCCCTGCACGCCCTCGACGTGGGGGCCAGGTACTGGAAGACGAGCAATGACGGCCTGAACGTAGGCTATCTCTTTCCGACCCAGGACGCTCTCTATGATTTCTCGAAAGAGCGCATCAGCGGCATCAAGGACGAATCGGACAAGCTCGGCGATTTCTTCACCGACTTCGACGATGTCGGCTTTAAGAAGGCCGGTCACAGCTATTTCTACATTCGCGGGGCATGGTCCACCAAGGCCCTGAAGTCCTTCAAGGCCGACCTGCTCATCTTCGACGAGTATGACGAGATGCTGCCGCGCGCCGTCGCCCTCGCGGTCAAGCGGCTCAGGCACAGCCAGGTCAAGCGCCAGATACGTCTCTCCACCCCGACGCTCCCCAACAAAGGGATACACGAGAGCTACCTCCAGTCTGACCAGCAGGAGTGGGAGGTGCATTGCTCTGGCTGCGACGGGTGGAATTCTCTCGACTTCTTCCGCGACGTTAAAGTTGAGGGGGCGGATTATGAAGAGTGGAAGGAGCGCGAAGAGGAGAGCATCCACCGCTCGACCATTACGGTAGCCTGCCCCTCCTGCCGACAGACGCTCTCCGACGACGACCGCTTCGGCCCCGGCCGCTGGGTCGCGCGCAGGCCTGAGATCACGCGTATCCGGGGCTACCACGTGCCGGCGCTCTGCTTCCCCTCGGTCTCACTCTCGGAGCTGGCTATCGCCGCGATCAGCACCGACCCTGAGCAGGTCACGGAGTTCTACCGCTCGGACCTCGGCGTGCCCTATACGCCGAAAGACAGCGCCGTCACGGACGAGATGCTCAAGCAGTTAAGCGTAAGCCTTCCGAATGGCATGCTCCCCGCGGGCGTAGTCTGGCGCGACGGGACTCTCGGCGTGGACGGCGGCAAGCGTTACCACTACCGCGTATCCGGGACAGGCCCGGACGGACGGCGCTACGTGCTGGCCATGGGGGCCCTGACGCACGACGAGGACAGGGGCATCTTCGAGAAGCTCGACGAGCTGATGGAGCGCTTTCATGTCCGCCAGGCCGTCATTGACGGATCGTATGACCCGACGGCGATCAAGGCCTGGGCGGATAAACACAGGGGCCGGGTCCGGCGGGCATTCTATCCGAACACGGATTTCAAGGGCGAGATGTTCAGGCTTCCCGGCTCCGAAGAGAAGAAGATGCACGGGGTGGCCGTCAAAAAGGCGGACCCGCTGAAGGTGGAAGATACCGTGCAGATCAACCGGGACATGGCCATGGATGCCGTCTATAGCATGGTGGCGACCGCCTCCGAGGTCTGGCCCGCGAGCATTCACAATGACCCGGAAGTCGTCGTTCACATGAAAGCGCCCACACGCGTGATGGTCAAGAATCAGGAGGGCCAGGAGATGCCCAAGTGGGTGCATAAGAACCGCGATGACCTGTTTCACGCCTGCGTGTACGACCTGGTCGCACGACTGACCCTGCCGCAGCCGACGAGGACCGGCGGCATCATGGTCAGCGGTGTAAGAAACCCAAAACTCGGGTAATCGTTAGAAGACAAATTACTGAATCCTTAGGGATGAAAGGATAAGACCGATGGGCGTATACGAGAGAGTTCGAGCGTGGCTGCCGTGGTTGCCGGAGATTCGCCTGGCATCCTCGGATGCAGATGATGGTGCTGCCGTCTCCACCGGAGAGGCCACATCTCAGGCCCGAGCAGCCATAGGCGGCGCGACAACGCCGGAGGTCCGTCGCACGTCCGGCTCGTCACAGGCGGTCTACTCTCCAGGCTCTACTCTCGTCGGAGGCCGGCGCACGTCGGAATATCCTTTCAGCAACATGCTCTCGGGAGGGCTCACCCTCCTGGCCCCGCTCTCCTCGGACCCTTACTTTCGCAGCTTGCGCGCCGGTAAATTCACGTCGAAGATGCTCGACACGCTTTCTCCAACCAAGCTGCTCGAGCTGCTCGTCGATGCTTCGCCCGAAGTGTCGAGCGCGCTGTGGAACTACCAGCTCTTCTGTAACCCCGGCTTCACCGCCAAAGCGTTAAAGGTCAACTCGAAGAATGACGATGATGTTGACGATAAAGCGCAGGCGGCCCTCAATGAATTCATCGCGCGACTCGAAGAACTGTATGGCTCGATGGACGTGGTGATCAGCAGACTCTTCATGGGGCCGTTCATGCGCGGGGCCTTCTTCGCGGAGCTGGTGCTCGATAAGACGGGACGGATGCCGATTGACCTGGTGACGCCCGATGCCGGCACTGTCAGGTTCAGGGTAATAGAGGACGAAGATCGAGGTCCTATCGCTCAGCTCGGCCAGATGCAGTCAGGGCAGTTCGTGCCACTCGACGGGCCGACGATCTGTTACATCCCGATCCACCCGCTGCCGGGCAGCCCTTACGGGCGCGCCCTGGCCCATCCGGCTATCTTCGCCTCTTTGTTCCTGATGGCCATACTGCATGACCTCAAGCGTGTCGTCCAGCAGCAGGGCTACCCGAGATACGACATCACCGTCGATCTTGAGAAAATCCTGTCGCATATACCTGCGGACATCAAGGACGACTCAGAGAAAACGGATCAGTTCCTGAAGGACGCATTCGCCGAGGTCGAGAAGGTTTATCAGAGTCTGGACCCCGATGATGCTTTTATGCACGACGAGAGCGTGACGATGAACCGGCCGATAAGCGCGATGAACTCTTCGAGCCTCGGCGCGATGGATGGGCTCTTCCGCGCGCTCGACAGGATGGTTACGCGCGCACTGAAGACGATGCCCTTCCTGATGGGCAGCAACGAAGCGGTAAGCGAGACCCACGCTAACCGGCAGTGGGAAGCGTTCACTTCCGGCATCAAGGTCGTCCAGCATCCAGGCGAGACTTTGCTCAGCAGAATGTTCACTCTCGCCTTACAGGCCAGAGGGATCGCGGCGCGCGTGCTCGTCAGGTTCGCCGAGCTGCGTGCCTCCGAGGAGCTGCGCGACGCACAGACGCAACGCATAAAAAACATGAACGCCGCCTTTGAGTATGACCGTGGCTGGATTGATAACAATCAGGCCGCCCGAAAGACGGTCGGCCAGGATGCCGTTGAGCAGCAGCCTCGTAAACCCGTCACTGACATCCCTTCCGTCGGCGCGGAGACTCCGGACCCTGGGAGCAATCGGTCGAACGGGCCACCTGCATATCGCGCTGATGTGAACTCATAATCGGGCGCGAAAATGACCACGATGCCCCCTAGCTAATAATCACCACACAAGGAGAAGAATCATGTTCAACGGAATCAGACAAGTGCGGACAGCGGAAGGCGAGAAATATGAGCTGAACTATGACGGCAAGACGAAGCTCTTTGATACCCGTCAAGAGGTTGATTACGTCCTGGCGCTGCACATGGCAAAGGATGCCGGACGACAGCTTACGCCCGAAGAAGAGAGCCAGCTTCTCACGGCCGAGCCAACCAAAGAGCAGGCCAAGTCGGCTTCTGAATAGCCGCCCGTAAGGTTGCTCGTAAGGTTGCGCACAACAAATCCGGTCGTTTCGACCGCATAATACGCCCCGTTGAACGAACCAAGGCTCTATCGCCTTGATTGAATCAGCGGGGCGTTTCCTTTCACCCGCGCTAACCCACGTCAGACCCTGAGGAGGTCAAATGAGGAAAAGTTTCATTGTCGGTTTAATCCTGAGCGTGTGCCTGCTGTTGAGCTTGACGGTCGCTCCGGCCGGGGCGCGCCAGCGCGGCCAGATGCCGGGACCGGGCGAGCGCGCCACTATCCAGGCCACGGCCAGCGTGCAGGCAGAAGCCCCGGCCGCAAGGCTCAATGAGCCCGGCGCGGCGCTCTTTACGCGGGCAGAAAAGTCGCCCGCTACCGAAAAGTTACCCGAGGCATCGAGCTACCTTCATCAGCTCGCAATCATCCAGTCCAGGCCGAACACGCTGCCGCCGATTAGGGCTGTTTCCGCGCAGACTCGCCACTGGAGCGTAAGGCGAACCCGGACGACTACTTTACAGAGCGCCCCGTACCAGGCCCTCGCAGTGCCGCCGCTCCTCTGTTGACCGCTCCCTTCACGAGAGCACCGACTTACGACTCTAACGCTTCCCGGTTGTTTCGATCCGCATGAGTAAGCCAGCCACAAGCCGCCAGAACTTCTGCCCTCGATGTGGAGCGTCTCTAAACGCCGCCGACGTAGAGCGCTCCACCTGCCCTCAATGCGGAGCTGGTTTCGTCAAGCCGGCCAGGGTGCGGAAACGTAAGCGCATGAATGATGACCGGCACAAGATGCCGGTAGCCAACAAGCGAGTGAGGCCATTGTAATGGGAGAAGCCGACACGCAGAACATGGTCTTCGGACACCCGGCTGCGGTGATCCTGCGCGCTAACCAGGCTGAGATGGGCGCGGAGGCAATCGCTCATCGCGCAGTAACCGAGGACTTCATTAAGAGGTACAACCCTTACTTCTTCAGCGCGGAAATCTCCAACAACCGCCTCGATTCCCATCATACGCGCATGGCCGTCTCTTCTCTGAAGAATTATGCGGCTGATGCTCAAGCCGGAGTCTCTTTCCTGCACAGCCATAACAGAGATGAGATTCTGGGCCGTTCCATCGGCGGCAAGTTTGTCAATGCTCAGGGTAATGGCATCGCGCGAGTGACGGCTGACTTCTATACCGTTCCTGGATTGATGCTCGGCTCGGTGTCGAGCGACCAGCTTATCCTCGGCATTGACACGGCCATCCTCAACGACGTGTCCATCGGCTTCTACGGCGGAATGTTCGTCTGTTCGATCTGTGGACGCGACATGCTCCGCGACTGGGATTGCGATCACATTCCCGGCTGGGAAGAAGAGGTCGAGCATGACGGGAAAGTAGAAAAGGTCATTGCCGAAGCCACCGTTGAAGATGCGCATCTGGCCGAGACCAGTGATGTCTTCAAGGGCTCCTGCCCTGGTGCTGCGATTATCAAAGCACAGCAGGAAGCCGAGAGCGGGCGCATCAATCCTAAAGCCCAGAGGTTCATCGAGCAGCGTTACCACATCCACCTGCCGGCGAAGCGTGTCGTCGTTCCCGGCCACTCGACTCCCGAGGAGAACAGAGAGATGCCACAGCAAAGAAACAACGAGGCAGGGACCGCCAATGCTGGCGCGCCCAACGGCGCTGCCGACGCTCAAGAGGCCGCCACCGGAGATGCCGCGCCGGGCAGCGAGGCCGCCGGAGCCAGCGCGGGCGCTCCACCGCCGTCAACCGACTCCGCCCAGCCTGCCGCGCCTGATGAAGCTCGCCTGCTGACGCAGTTGCGCAGCCTCGTTGTGCAGCGCGGCCTGCCGGAGACCATCATCCCGGCAAATGCCCGCCTCCTCGAGCTGGCGGCCGACGGCGCGGCTTACCGCGAAGACCTGATCGCTGAGGCGCTCGCAGAGGGCGTGCGCACCTTCGGGGCCGGCTTTGACCAGCCGTTTTATCGCGACGTGCTGGAAAGAGCAACAATCGCGGGGATCAAGCGCATGAGCGCCGACTGGACGACCCAGGGCGATAAGGTCCTGAGTGGCGGCCGCCGGACCCGTGATGCCGAGCCGCCGCCTCCGCCGAAACGGGCTACGCCGCGCTCGGCCTTCAAGACACGCGCTTCTTAAATCTTTCACTTAGCAGCAAACCGTTCCATTAGCAGCTTAGCAGAGGAGAGTTCACCATGAATGGTCGCAACCAGATTGATTACACCGACATCGGCTATCGCGCGGACACTTTCAAGATAGACGGCGTCACGCTCACCTACGACCGCACGAAGCCGAACGGAATCGGCAAGGCCGCCGGAACCGGCAACGCCGTGATGCTTTCCGACAACGACACGGTGGCGCTGACAAGCGACGGCGCGGCGGTCAAAGGCAAGGTCCTCAAGATCGAGCAGGACGGTTTCGCCACCGTCCAGGTTCACGAGTACATCACCTTGCCGAAGGGCGATTCCGGCACGAATTCGACTACGCGCGGCAGAAAGATCGTCGGGGCGGCCAGGACGGGCGCGCGCGGCTACATCCGCGATGTGGACACGGCCGTCGCGGCCGAGCTCGGCGTCGCCAAAGGCTCGGTCGTCAACACGGCCGACCCCGACAACGTCGTCGTCGAGCTTTAGAAATTTCGCGTTCTCCCCGCAGGGTGAACTAGGCTGAGCGAATAGGTTTATTCCCCTTCGCTTCTTAACTGGAGGATTCTTACGATGACTGTGGCGATCACCCACCAGACCTCTGAAGCCCTGGCGCGGAGCTTCGATCTGAGCTTTTTCACTCGCGCTTACGGCCAGGGATGCAATGTTTCGCAGTTGCTCGAACAGGAAGACCCGACGAGCGAGCTTCCGGAAAATGAGCGCGAGCTGGACGCTTTCGAGCGCGTGATGGAAGCCGCAGGCATCATCGCCGCACCGATAGCCCATGAGGGCGTCCGCGCCACTACCTGGGGCGATGCGACCAAGACTAGGCAGGGCCGAGCCATCATGCATGAGTTCTGCGCTCGCGTCTGGCGGCAGGCGACGAAGATGGCTCCGATGACCGAGACGACGCGCGCCCTGCTCCTCAGTGGCGACGCTGCCGTTAACACCATCGCCAACCAGTACGCCGATGACAACCAGGTCCGCGCCAAGCGGCTTCTCCCGCCCATTCCGCTCGATTCGCTGCTGGCCAGGCGGACGCAGATCGACGGCCAGGACTATCGCTCGATCTATATCGTGGACGACCTCGGCACGGATGCCTACCGTCTCAAGCGCGTGATGGAGGGCACTCGTATCCCCGCGACCACGCTCGTCACGGGAGAGCACGTCCTCCAAATCCACAAGTTCGGGCGCATCCTGCGCGCCACTTACGAGCAACTGCGCCGCCAGCGCATTGACCGCATCGCCTTCATCATCTCGCGCATGGCGATGCAGGCCGAGGTGGACAAGGTCGCCATCGTGCTCGACACAGTCCTAAACGGCGACGGCAACGCGAACACATCCTCCACGGTCGTCACTCAGACCGCGCTCGATCCGGGTTCCAGCGCCGGCACGCTCACCTTGAGGGCGTGGCTGTCCTGGAAGATGAGCTTCACGAACGCTTACCGCCTCGATGTGGTCCTCGCGCAGAGCCCGTCCCTGATGCAGCTTCTGCTGCTGCCGGTCAATACCGTCAACGGGACCCCGCTCGTGATGTTGCCGCAGGGCGGCCTCGGCTCCATGCGCAACATGGGCAATCGCTTCGACGAGCCGATTGGCTACGGCGAGCTGGCCGACGCGCCCGCCCTGAAGCTCGTCGGCTGGGACAGCAACCAGACCGTGGAGGAAGTGTCGGAGATCGGCGGCAACGTCTCCGAAGTGGACCGTTTCATCGAAGACCAGACGCAAGCCATGAGCATGACCGAGGTAGTCGGTTACGGCATCGTGGACGCCAACGGCTCGAAGACGCTCAACATCAACGGCTAGGGCGCATGACGGGGGCGCGCGCGGGCGCGCCGCCTCAACGCCTCTCTTCCGCATCCATACAAAACTTTGAGGTGACGAACGATGGCAATTGACCAACAGAAAACAGGCGGCGATAGGCCCGCGACCGGTTCCGGGACTCCTCCGGCTGCCAGTGAGCAGAGCGCAGCAATGGAGGGCGTGCTGTGGGTGGTCTCGAATCGCAAGGACGACCGCGTCGTCCTGCACGAGCGCGATCCAAGACACCCCGGCGGCGAAGCCTTCATCGGAGGGTCCGCGCCGGACAAGGTCTTCCGCACGGCCACCATCGAGCGACTGCTGCATTCGGGCGAGATACTCGAAATCCCCGAGCCTCCGCAGAGCAAGAAGAAGCCGGTGGAGATTCCCGTCTACCATCCGCAGTCCGCCCCGGCCCAGCCCGGCCAGGCGATCCAGTTAGGGCGTCAACTCGACCCTGAGGTCGTGCCGGAGGCCGCGCAGGCCGCGATTGCCCGCAACCGCAGAGGCCCGAGCCATATCCCGTCCAAGGCGACCGTGCCGCCGCCGCCGAAGGTGGACAGGGATACGCTTAACAGTTAATTCGCTCTTTCTCAAACGAGTGTACGCGCGTGGGCTACATAGGCAATGTGAACATTACTGACCGCATCGGCGAGGCCGAACTCATGGCCGAGACCGACCATGAGAACACCGGCGCGGTTAATAATTTTCGGGTCAACCAGGCCATAGATTACGCTTCCGGAATCTTCGACGCCTATGTGCCCACCGCTTACCGCAGACCCATCTCGGCGACGCCGATGATAGTCAGCATCAATCTGGACCTCGCCCTCTACGATCTCTGGAAGGACAAGGCGGAGTCAGACGAGGGGCGCTGGAAAGTCCGGAAGGCAGCCCATGATGACGCCATCCGGCTCCTTCAGGCAATAGCCGCAGGTAAGGCCAAACTCGATTCGCCGTTCATTGAAATAGCTACGTCCACGAATCCGACGCCAGGGTTCTTCTTCGGCGTTCTGAGGGCATGAGCCTATGTCACAGGAAGTCGAAGGCCTGAGAGAGCTGATTGCGCGCATCGAGCTGCTGCGGCGTCGGTCCAGCAATCTCAAAGCCCCTCTGAGCGACTCCGCGGAGCACATGCTCGGCTCGCTCGACCAGAACTTCGCGGCTGGAGGCCGTCCTCCCTGGAAACAGTTGGCAGACAGCACCAGGGCGCATAAGTCCGGCGGGCTGCTCGATGAGAGCGGTGACATGCGCGGGGCAAACCAGCCGGTCTTCTCCGGCGACGGCTGGGAGATCGTCAACACGGACTGGAAGGCCCCCTTCCACCTGCGGGGAACGCAGAGAAACGGTGAGGAGCATATCCCAGCCCGCAACTGGATGCTTTACCAGCCGGAAGATATAGAGGCGATTGG